TAGCAATCAATTTTCGTAATCTTGTTAAACAATCTGAAAGTAATTGTGCCAATTTTGCAGGTAAACTTAAAATCCATGCGATTATTGAACGAAGAGTTGCTATGTAATCAATAACTGTTTTTGCAAAATCTGTGATTGGTTTAAGAATATACTTGTTAAAGTCTCTTAGTTCTCTTGCAATATTTTTTAAAGTATTAATAAGAAATGTTGTTACTCCGGATGAGTCAGTTGTTCCTAGTAATGCTAATAGTTTGCGAACAGCTTCTCTAATTGTATTAGCAAGAGCTTTTGTGTACTTTGATAAATCTATATCTTTTTTCATTTCTAATATAAAATCACAAACATGACTTCTCTGAGCATTTGTGTATGCATAAGCTTTACAAAAATTTTCTTGTGTTGGTATTGATGGTTGACCACTTACCGGTGTATCAGGGCTAGTTGCTGGCGTGTGTATCGTTACACCGTTTCTTACTGTTGTATTAGCTATCACTTGAAGTGGCATTTCATTTCCTTTAAGGTTTTATTCCAGGTAATACACCCATCATTATTGGCGTTTGAGCTTGTTCACCATCCATAAAAAATCCAACAACCCATTCTCCAGAAGCTGGAGGTGAGGTGTGTTTATATCCATTAAGTGGTAACATAGCTTGCGCCCAAGGTAAATCTGTTGTTGGTAAAATAGTTGGATTTTCATTATGCCATCCAAATATACGGACTTGACAACGACCAATTCTTAATGGGTCAACAGGGTTTTCTATAACACCAACCCACCATATAAAACCATTCAATCCAGCAAAATTTGTATTCATTACGATTTTGATGCTTTTTGCATGTTAGAAGTTTGTTTTTTAACTAATGGTCTATTTGTGGAATCTGTTGCAAGTTCAATAACAGTCTCATGCATATCACCTTTAATAATTTGTCTTGTTGCAGTAACTATATATTTACCACTTTAATAATCATCCGAACCATCATCTTTAGCAACCTTTACCGACCTGAGTGGCATTTTTAAATTAATCAAAGCACCAGAAGTGAGACCAAAATTACCAGGAAGATTTAAATGCATTGTTGTTTGTAATAGATTTGCAAATATAGGCGCTCTTTGAAAAACATATGCATGAGTATCATCAATAATTGTTGCAGTTTTACTATCTTGAGTTTTAACCCATGATACATTTGCACGAGCTGTGGAATAAGAATATAATGAAATTTTAGAATTAAACATTTCTGAAGAATCTTTTCCTTCACGATTCAATGCAGCTGTAAAATTTGGATATTTGTTTAAATGTTTTTGTGCTTTAGAATATGTTTGATTATAATCTATTTGATTAATGCTAACTTTTCTTGTTAATGGATCTATGCCAATAAATTTACCAGCATATACACCATTTTTAATATTTTCAATTAAATCGTTTGATCCAATAACCTGTAAATCACGAGCACCACGAAACTCTTCATTTTCTGAACCTTGAACATTTTTAGGTGAAAAATTGATATCCATTATAGTTTTTTGTTCTACTATTGTTTTTAGAGAAACAAAATTATAACCATATTTGTTTTCAAAAAATAAAAAACTAGGTAAAGAATCTTCATTTACAGCTCTTTTACATAACCAATTCATTGTATCAAATGGAGATAAATTTGGAATAATTACTGTGTGTAAACCTTTTGATTTTTCAACTACCCCTAATTTGGAAGAATTAACATTCAAATATTTTTCCATAACCACATTTACAATATCAGTATAAGTTCCATTAAATGATTGATTAATTTTTTGTTGCTCAGAAAAAATCATTTCTTCCGATGCAAAATAAAGAAGGTAAACTTCTGAGGTTGGGTTTACGGTTTCTCTGCCACTTTGTTTATAAATTCTAAAAGTTTTTTTAAATGTTGTTGGCCCGTTCTCATCACCTTTTGAAATTTCCATTGATAGATATTCACTACCATCTAACAATAATCTAGACGATAATCCAATTGCATCTTGAATTAAGATTTCTCCACGAACACATGGCATAAAAATACTGTCATATATGTTTATTTCTTGATAAATTCCAGTAATATTTACATTGCCCAATTTAGTAATAAGTGTTAAATCCCTTATCTTAAATTGTGTTGGTTGAGATAAATTTAAACTCATGGGTTAAAAACATTCTTCAATTCTTGTTCAAGTGCAAAAGCAAATTCTCTTTTTAAAATTTTAATTTGCCTTTTATTTTCATTTTCTGCCAACTCATAATCATAATATGTTTTACTCTCTTTTGTGATGGAAATAGTAATTTGATTGCCATCACTTAATGTTACATTACTTGATGAGACTGAAACATTTGCATAAGTGTTAGCATCAACTTGAACTTTTTTCTCCAAATATTGGCCATTTTTTGCTGTTGTTCTTGTTTCAATTGAATAATAAGCTTGTGTATTTTGTTGAGCCCAAACTAATCCAGTTTGGCCAGCTGACACATTTGCATTAGCTGTATACTTATCATCAATGAATGATATCAATGTTCTATAGTCTAAAGGCCAATCAAATTGTGGATCAACAATATCATTCATTGCCAAAACAATCCAATGACGCTCTGGAGAATCATATATTTTAGATGCTATTATTTCTGGTGTATCACTTTCTTGAACATTATATTTTTCATAGATTGATGTGTTTTCTTTGAATGATTGTTCAAGTGTAAATCGTGATATGATGTTAGTAACAACATCAAGTCCATATGGTTTATTTTCTAAACTATAATATGCTTTAGGAAAATTATTAAAATATTTTGCCATATTATTTTATTGTTACACCGTTCTCTTCTCCATATCTTCCTGGAATTGATGATTGTTGTGGTTGTTTTATAAAAGTTTTATTACTTGGTAATAAAGGACTACCTTTAACAAGGTATTCGGTTTCTGTAAATCCTAATGATAAACGTATAGCAACTGGCATACCAGTTCCACCAAGAGTAGTTTCTGACCTCAATGAAGAATTTGTTTTTTCAGGAACCTCATAGGCAGCAAAACCTCCTGGTGCATAATCAGTATCTATACTTGATAAAACACAAGTTGAAATTTTAGGAATGTTTGTGTTTACTTGACCATTATAATGAAAAGATATATCAAATTCAGAAGGAGGATATAAAAACAAACCGCCCGAGTTTTGCACTAGTTCAGGAGCCTGATGAAATTTTAATAAGTTTATTATGTTTTGTACTTCTTCACCTTCTTTTTCGCTTCTTGGTGCCAATATAAAATCAAACCTAAAACTTCTAAACTCTGGCGAAGAATACAAAATTTCCATCATTGGATTTTCTGTTTTGCCACCGGTGCCAGCAGCAAATAAAACTTTACCAAAATCACCGTATTTTTTTAAATATGAATTAGCTACAAAAGGAGCAACACTATTTAATTGGTCACCAATCGTATCTAAAAATCCGCTACTATTTTTAAGAGTATCTATAGCTGCTGAAATACCAGCAATTTTTGTACTAGATGCACTTAATTTAGGGTATGATTGTGAGTGATTAAAAGATAATGTGTCCGGCATATACAAAGCAACAGTATCCGTTATTCTACGAATAGTCCTTATTCCAATATTTGGATTCACTTTTTCAGTTAATTTTCCAAGGCCGGTAACAGTTTTAAGTGCATCAGGAATAACATTTAAAATATTTGAAGCTGCACTTATTGCATCAAAAGGTCCAGCTTGTGCCAATGTTCGTTGTCTATTTGCCTGTACTGTAGGAAGGTCATCTTTAACTTCTGTTCCGGGAAAAGAAGTATTAATCTGTTCATTAATGTTTATAAGTATGTAATGACCTTTATCAACTGCACCTAAATCACTTGGGTATTTAAGTAGTGATTTTTCATAAGGAGACCCACTCAAAATGCTTATTCCATTACGAGCTTCCGTACCAAAACTGATACCACCGCCTAAAAGATTAAAAAGTGCCATTGAAATTCCTATGAAAGATTGCTAGATATTTATATGACATTCGGTAACAAAACATACAAAGGAAGGTTTAAACCTAATAATCCAAAGAAATACAATGGTGATGCCAACAACATCATCTATCGTTCTACATGGGAAGTGAGGGTTATGAAATGGTTGGATGAACATCCAAGCGTAATATGGTGGGCTTCTGAAGAAATACACATACCCTACAAGTCACCGTTGGACAGCAAAATGCATCGTTATTTTCCAGACTTTATTGCCAAAATGAAACAAAAAGACGGGTCTGTAATGACTTATATTATTGAAGTTAAACCATTTAACCAAACTAAGATGCCAGTTCAGAAGAATAGAACCAAGAAGTATTTGCGTGAAGCTGCGACTTATCTGGTCAACCAAGAGAAGTGGAAAGCAGCTGACATCTTCTGCCAAGAACATGGTTGGAAATTTATGATTATGACGGAGAAGGAATTAGGTATTTAATTGAAAGCGGACACCGATACTTATAAGAAAATCCATTATTTTTTAGGTAATTATGGAATGAATATTAGTGATATAAATAAACAATGGCATATTTAATAGAGAGAATCAAAGAACAATTAGGTAAATCGGGATATCAACCGAGAACTACTGCCGCAAGAGATTGGCTTAGGTCTAAGATACAAGACTTGAAACCTACACGCCAAACACTCCTAAGCGACAAGGAACGACTTAAAAATAGTACAATGATTGGTCGTATGTATTTCTATTTTTATGACCCCAAATTGAAAGATGAGTTGCCATATTACGATAGGTTCCCATTGGTTATACCAATAGAACGATACCAAGATGGTTTTTTAGGGTTGAATTTGCATTACATAAGCCCAAAGCAACGCATCAATCTTTTAGATGCATTAAGTGAGTATGCATCAAATTCAAATTATGATGAGACAACAAGACTTCGGTTAACATGGAGAAAATTGCAATCTGTGGGTGCAGCCTTCAAGGCTAAACCTTGCATTAAAAGATATCTCTTTAAACATGTTGATAGTAGATTTCTTGAAATAACGGCAGACGAATGGGATATTGCAGCACTATTACCATTTCAAGACTTTAGAGGCGCATCTGCAAATAAAGTATACAACGACTCTAGGAATAAAACTTAATGACTTTTTCTCCACAATTATTTTTATCTAATATCAAAGCAAAAGATGGATTAGCTAGACCAGCTAGATTTGAAGTTATTCTTCCTATACCCACTTATATTAATAATTTTATTTCAACATCAATCATTGACAAATTATTAGACTTACCCAATACAATACTTGCTGATGCAGCTGGCCTTGCTAATCAAGCTTTAGGTAGAAATGGTCCGCAAAACGAACAATCAAAAACATCAAACGCTTCAATCAGCCGATTTCTCGCACTTCAATGTGAAGCTGCAGAATTGCCTGGTAAAACATTGTTAACACAAGACATTAAAGTTTATGGGCCAACTTTTAAAGTTCCAAATGGAACACAGTATGGTGATACCACTTTAACTTTTCTTTGTACAAACGATTTTTATGAGAGAAAACTATTTGAGCGTTGGATGGAAGCCATTATGCCTACCGATACAAATAATTTGAGATATCCAAAAGGAACATCAAGCAGGTATTTGACCAATATAAAAATTATTCAGTATGATGATTTTATTAAAAGAATTTTTGCTGTTGAATTGATTGATGCTTTTCCAATTGGAATTGGAGCACAACCTTTAAACTGGTCAGAAGATAATTTTCATAGATTAGCAGTTCAATTTGCTTATCAAAAGTATAGTGTGATTTATGAAGGAAGTTATGACCTTGTTGCGGCTGCTACCAGTTATTTTGGTGCTAAGGGTGCTAGAATATTTGATAAAGCCGGACAACAGGTGAATAATAGTATAGGGAATGTTTTTAATAGAATATTTTAATTTGATGGAGATAAAGTATGTTACCGAAAATTGATGTGCCTGTTTTTAGTATTAATTTGTTATCAAACGGCAAAGAAGTTAAGTTTAGACCATTTACGGTCAAAGAAGAAAAATTGTTTTTAATGGCTAACGAAAGTAAGGATATAAAAACAATTATTGATACAACAAAACAAGTTTTGAACAATTGCCTTGTTTCGGATGTTGACGTTGATATGTTGCCAGTATTTGACATTGAATATTTGTTTTTAAATATTCGTGCAAGGTCGGTAAGTGAGATTATCAATTTGAATTACAAATGCAATAATGATGTCAAAAACGAAAGTGATGATGGCACACATAAGTGTAACCATGTTGTACAAATTGATTTAAATGTATTGGAAATTAAACCAAAGACTGATAAAAAACCAGAAACAAGGATTGAGATTACCAATAAAGTTGGTATGGTTATGAAATATCCAAATTTCAATACCATAAAAAAATATGAAGGTGAAAATCAATCTGATGTAATTTTAAAACTAACTGTTGATTGTATTGAATACATCTATGACGGTGACCAAATTTATTATGCTAAAGATGCAACAGAAGAAGAGTTGATTGAATTTATTTAAGGTATGCAATCAAAAGATTTGGAAAAAATTAAAAACTTTTTTGATGAGATGCCAAAAATCTCAAAGGATATTGATTTTAAATGCAACAAATGTGGATACGAAGAACAAATTACAGTTGAAGGACTGGAAAGTTTTTTCGTCTAAGTTTTGGTTATGAAAACCTAGGGAATCTCTATCAAACTAATTTTGCGTTAATGCAACATCACAAATATAGTTTGACAGAACTTGAGAATATGATACCTTGGGAAAGAGAAGTTTATGTTGGTTTATTAATGAGATATCTTGAAGAAGAAAAAGAAAAAATGAAAACGAGAAGGTAACAAAAATGGCTAACAGACTGGCATCAATATTAGAACAAGAGTATAAAACAAAAGGCTTAGTTGGAGGTACAGCTTCAGCTGTTGGAAAAGCTGCAAAAGAAAAATTAGATATCCGAAATGCACTCTTTAGTGGTGAAGGAATTGGTTCGGTTATTGGTACTAAAATATTTGGTAAAGGTTATTCTGCTACAAAAAGAGAAAAAACAGGTACACAAAAATCAACTTCACCTGAATCACTTTCATCAGCTCTTTCATCTGGAGAATCTCCTGTTTTGCAAGAAATGAATGCTAACATGAAGTTGACTGCTAAAAATAGTATGTCTTTACCAATGATGGCAAGAGACATGTATTTAATGAAATTGAATATCTTTATGTTAGTTAAATCATTTGGAGATAAACCCAACACAAATAAAACAGATATGTTTTATGAAAAATCAAACATAAGAGATGCTGCCTATAATAATACCATTGGTAAAATGATGGGTAAAGGAAGATTGGGTACTTTATCTAAAAGTGTATTTGTTAGTAAAAAAGAAAGAGATGGTCAAACACCAGAAACTGCTTTGTATATTAATGCTGCTGGTGCAGCTGGTGGTGAAGAAGATGGTTCAGTTGTTGGAGATATAGTATCTTTTCTCGTACTGAAAAAAATACTAACAGCTACATTAGGGTTTTTAACTGGTCCTGTTGGTTTAACTATACTTGGTGGTTTTGGATTATTTAAAATAATAGAAAACTTAGCGGAGAAAAACTCAGATAAAGAAGGTGTTGATTTAGCTACAAAGGCATTAGGTGGTGGTTTAGATGAATCACAACTTGGTTCAGAAATTATGAATGCCGCTGAAGAGGGACAAAGACAACGTGAAGCTGAATCTTTAAGGAACAGAACTGTTTCTGGACCATTAGAAAAATTACCTCAAGTTTTGCCAGACACTGGCGCAGGCGGCGGTAGAGGTTTTGTAAATCCAGAAAATGTTTCTCCAACTCCACAACAAATTCCTTCAAACGCAGTTACAAGTAGTTCTGGTTCACCAATAGGAACAGGAACGCCTGGTGTTTATGTTACTTCTGGTTCTGCACCATCAACATCTCCCACCGCAACAATAGGAAGTGTTCCTGGTTTACCAATTGATTATGAATCTTATGCAAAAAAAATTGGAGAAAAAGAAAGTGGTGGAAAATATGATGAGGTTAATACTTTAGGTTATCTTGGAAAATATCAATTTGGTGCTATGGCACTAGAAGATATGGGTTTAGTTAAAAAAGCAGTTGGTGAAAAAGGACAAAAGGCCTTAAATAATTCTGAAAATTGGAATATAGCAGGTGGAAAACAAGCTTTTTTAAATAATCCACAATTGCAAGAAGATACAATGAAAAGATATACAATGCAGAACTTTAAATCATTGAATAGGTTAGGTGTAGTGAATAAAAATACTCCACCTGAACAAATTGCTGGTTATTTAGCATCATCACATTTATTAGGACCAGGTGGTGCATTAAAACTTTCTCAAGGAATATCTGGTTCTGATGCGTATGGAACTTCAGCTTCTAGTTATTATAAAGTTGGCGTTTCAACTCAAATGCCCTCAACTACAACCGCTTCAGCACCCTCTGTAACATCAACACCAAAATCAACCGGCTCCGCTATCGCATCAGCATCTACTTCTGTTTCAGACCAAAAAATGGCTGCAATGATTCCTACTGGCGGACAAACTACTGTTGTCAATGGTGGACCAATTACAGTAGGTTCTTCCAAATCTGGCTCAAGAGTGTCTCCATTCCAAAAAGAATTTCACGACAAAATTATTAGTGCTATTGCTTTAACTTAAACAAAAAACCCCGCACAAGGCGGGGTTTAAACTTTTAAGGAAAGTTTATTTTTCTGCGAGAGATTTAAAATAATCTAAATCATCTTCAACATCAACAACTGCTTTATCAAGCACTTTGACTTCATCATCAGTAAAGTTTCTCAATACAACATCTTCAGCTTTAATAGAAGATACTGC